GAATAGTAGTAAGAGGATAATAAAAATCTTCTTTATTTAAAAAGTAAGTTGAACTCAATGAGTCACTTGAAGTTACGCCCTCGATTAGAGAAATATTTACTGTATCGCCAACATTTCCATCTTGTCTAACGTAGGCTATATTTTGCTTTGTATTTCCAAGAGTACTAAAAATTTGAGTTGTTACTGCTTGCGTAAAACTATTAGTATTATCAGTGGGGTCTATTCGTGCGCTTATAATACCGGCACTTGACAGCGACATTATTGAAATTTCTGTGGGAGACAGACCAGACACCGCAGCAAATACGCCTGTTTCAACGGCGGTATTAGTAACATTACCAGAACCTAAAGTCCACGCCGCACCTACAGTGTAGGATGACCAATTACTATGAGTTCCTACTGGGGTCACATACACTTTATCTTCAGCGTGCCTATAAAACCAATGGCTTCCATTTGTTGTACTAGTAAAACTAGAACCTGAAACTCTAAAAATATAATTAGCAGAGGCTGTGCTTCCTGTATTATAAAACTGAAACGCACTAACAGTTATTGCTGTACCATTGTAAGACAGCTTTTGATAGTGTACTCGATAGCCAGCATAAATAAAAGCTAAGAGATATTTTCCCAGAACTTCTGATAATATGAGTCTGCTGTGGTCGGCTCTTATACTAGTTGTCGAAGTTCCTAAAGTAAGGCCAGCTGGAGTTACGTCCGTTACTGTGTGTGACCCATCAGCTGCTACTAAAATTTTCTTAAACACTAACGCAGTAGTGCTAGTGCAATACATGAGTAAGAAGTTTCCGCTTGCATCGTCGTATTTATCAAGCTCTACATTCGCATACTGGAGAACGCCAGTAATTGTTGAAGTTGTTACCTGAGTGGGATTATAATTACTATCAAGAGTGCCGGTAGCTATTGTTAAAGTACCGTTGGTTGTTGAGTTGTTAACATTGGTCAATCTTTGATTACAATACACAGACTTATTTCTTGCTAAGTCCATGCGTGGAGCGCCATAACCGCTATAAGTAGCTGTAGCATTATTATTAATTTGGTCAGCAAAGAATGTGGATGAACTAATTGTATTATCAGACTTAGCTACTTTTACAATAAGAGCGTATTGGTCGCCATTATTTTGACTGGAGTTAATTCCCTGTATAAAACAACAGAACAAGTAATATTGACTGTCCTCACCAGCAGCCTGTAAAGAAACCCTTTGTTGGTATCGAAAGTTGTTAGTATTAACGGGGTTGTGATAAGAAAGCTGCTCATTATTAGAGTTACGCACCGTAAAAATAATAGAAACAGCAGAGTTATTAGTATATACACTGCTAATATGTAATGTGTTTCCGTTAATCATAGTTTCTTCAAGCTTACCGCCGCTATAGACGGGAAGACCAATAGACTGTGTCCATCCATTATCTGATGCAATCGTGGTGTTATTAAATTTAGCACCTTGATTGTCAGTTACCACAGGCGAATCTGGAATTATCTTTCCAGTACCATCAAGTTTTCTAAGTGAACCTTGAGTTACTGGCAGATAGCTTACCTCTGCTGTTGAACCTTTATACGGGATGTTAGCTCCACCACCGCCACCGGCACCACCTAATATAATAGCCACTTTATTCTCCTATAGTTGGCCTGGTTGTTGGGAAATCTGAAGTTGCAGGCCATTCTCTAAGGGCCTCTCTATACAAAATGTAAGCGTCTGCGTTAGGGTAGTCAGAAACTGTAGCGGATATGTCAGTACGAGATAGTTCTGCATCACGCCACTCACGCTCACTCTCTTCTGCTGTAGGCTCTACAAGTGTAGGTGCGACGTAGAGTTCAAAGTGTTCAAAGTTAGCTTCAACAAACTCTAAATTAGATTTGATGGTATTTGTAATGTTGCCATCCGCATCTTTTATATTATAATACATTTAATTCTCCTTAAGAGGGTAAGTACTGGATAACTACAATGCCGTCACCGCCAGTCCCACCGTAGGCACGATAATTGGTGCTATTTTTAGCAGGGCCACCGCCACCGCCAACTCCTCCTTTTCCGCCAACCGTAAAGTAACTTGAATCAGATTTTTGATTTAAACCACCCCCTGCTAAAAATTCTCCGTGATTTGATGCCCCTGAACTTAGATCTCCACCACGGCCGCCAATCAGCAGTCCATGACCAGATAACGAAACATCGCCCATCGAGTCACAGTCGCCACCACCACCGGAAACGCCTGGCCCTGCGGCAGGGTTTGTTCCGTGTACCATAACACCCCCTCCACCATACGACGTTCCTACCTGTCCTTGATAGTTATAGTCCCCACCTGTACAAACCCCTCCTGTAGGAGCAGATGAACCACCTGCCCCGCCACCAAAAGCTCTTAAAAGTAAACCTGTGGATGCTACGGAACTAGTACCACCTGCCGCTCCGCCCTGACTGCCGCCGCCACCACCATAACCTATCATAACTACAAATGAATCAGAAGTTGTAACAGCTAAAGAGTTCAGTTGGCAATAGCCGCCTCCGCCGCCGCCGTATCGGGTATCGTTATACCCAGCGCCACCGCCACCGCCACCTACAACGTGGATGCGGATAGTTCCATCAACAGGAGGATTCCATGTTTGAGATTCCGTTAATGCTATGTTTACGGGAAGTCCACCGCCACCGCCCGAACCACCACCTAATATAATAGCCATTTAAAGTTCCTTCCAGCCTATTGTTCCGTCAACATAGACCAGAGATGCACCAGCGTCTGCCGCTATAGTACCATCGTCTGCCGTTGAATTAATGTTTGACCCATTCCTACCAACCGTTACTTCACCAGTACCAGCGTTCTTAATGAACACTACGTTGCCCGATGATGGGGTTATAGGAAGAGTAATAGTTACAGCACTACTAGAATTGACAATTATCTGGTCTCTAGTGACTGCTGTGTATGCAGTTGTTTTAATAACAAAATCATTGTATGCTCCACCTACCCCTGCACCTAACTTGGCAGAAGTAATGGCACCATCTGCTACCTTATCTGTGGTTATTGCATCATCTGCAATCTTGACAGTTGTTACATTAGCATCTGCAATCTTAGCTGTGGTTACGGCAGTGCCTGCTATCTTACCAGTGGTTACGGCATTACTTGCTATCTTACCAGTGGTTACGGCGTTACTTGCTATCTTAGCTGCGGTTACATTAGAATCTGCTATCTTAGATGTAGTAACTGAGGCATCATCGATAACACTAATTTGGCTTAAGGTAAATCCAGCAACCATAACCTCAATATCAACATTAAGAGGAGGAGCCTCAGAAAAAGTAAGAGTATCGCCTACTACTGAGTACGTACTTTTAAACTGATATACTCCGTTAATGTAAACAAAAGTATTATTTTTTACAGCAGGAGCGCTAAGAGTAAACGCTGTAGTGGAACCGTCCCCTGTTAACTCACTACTGGTTAATTCAGTAGGGACGACAACCTGACTCGTAGAGTATGCTGCTCCTATAGAAAGTACTTCAATCCCAGACATCACCGGAGGAATGCCAGAAAGTGTAAGTAAAGTGTCTGCTACAGAATACGTATCTTTAAATTGGTAAACTCCATCAATATACACAAAAGTGTTCTGCTTTACCGCAGCAGTGCTAAGAGTAAATGATGAGACAATTCCGTCTGCCACGAAACTACTAGACATAAGATTAGTATTTACTGAAACTTCCTTTGTTATAAATCCTCTAACCTCAATACTAGAATTAAACGGGGGAGCTTCAGAAAAGATTAATGACGTGTCAGCAACGGTGTATGAACTTACATCTTGCATAAATCCGTCAATGATAACAATAAGCATTGATGGATCAGTCACACCCTCAGCTAAAATAAAGGTGGTTGCAGCACCAGTACCAGTAAATGTGTCACGTGTTAAAGTATATGGGGTTTCAGATGATCCACTTCCAACGACTGAAAATGCCTTTGTCATAAATCCTCTAACATCAATACTAGAACTAAGAGGAGGAGCTTCAGAAAAGATTAATGACGTACCATTAACGGTGTATGAATTAACATCTTGTATATGTCCGTCAACAACAACATTGAGCAATGATGCCGCAGTAACACTCTGAGCTAAAGTAAATGTAGTTGCAGAACCATCACCAGTAAATGTGTCATGTGATAAAGTATGTGCTGTTTCGCCTGCTGAGAGTTCTTGTAAAAATCCTCTAACCTCAATACTAGAACTAAGAGGCGGTGTTTCAGAAAAGATTAATGATGTACCATTAGAAAGGCTGTATGAACTTACATCTTGCATTAATCCATCAATAACAACATTGAGCATTGCTGGATCATACGCGCTATCAGCTAAAGTAAAGGTTGCTGTAGAACCATCACCAGTAAATATGTCGCGTGTTAAAGTATAGGTTTCCGCGTTGACAGCATCGCTATCGATAGCGTTAAGTTGCGATAAAATACTGACGATATCGCTTTCGTTATCCGTTACTCTATCCGAAAGATCAGAGTCTATTTGAATAGTGTTAAGTTGTGCTAAAATGCTGACGATATCACTGTCGTTATCCGTTACTCTAATTGCAAGATCAGAGTCAGTAAACGTGCCGTCAGCAAATAAATTGGTAATGTCGTCAAGTGTAATAGCAACGCCACTATCTACAAGAACACCGTTATTTAACTGAATAAGGGTATATAGTTCACTAAAATTATCATTGATCTTATTACCAGCTGCTCGTAGAGTATCACCGCCATTATTATTTGCGGCTGCGCCCGTACCTATGATTTGTCTAGTCATTGCATTTTCCTAAAATTCGCATTTGGTTTTATTACCTTACCGTTCTATTATACTATTTATAACAATTTTGTCAAGGGGTTAATATTAATTTGGTTGTCGCTGGGTTACCAATAACGCTTTATTCTTCATCAGCATCCTCCCGATAAGAGGTATCGGACATTAAGACGTTGTCGTTGTCCATAGTTACCGAGGCCGGTGACACCCAATTAGCAACAGTGCCGTGAATATCATTCAATCTACTTAGAGGCATGTACTGATACTGCTCGAGGGTTTTCGCAGAACTGACGGCGAATGTTGAGTCTACCGGAACCGTACTTTTCATTGTCAGTAAGGTAAATAGTGGAGCAACGAACGGTGAAGCTAGAGCGACCAGTTGTAGTGGAGCTTCTGGTACCGCAAGTGGATCTGTGGTCAATCCAGCACGAACATTAATTTCCGCCAATCCTTGGACTACTACGTCTGCTGCTAGATGGAATCCAGCAGGGTGAACCATCTTCCTATATAATTCTTCATAGTCGTTAAAGGGTATACCTGTTTTCAAAAGAACTGAAAATATCTGGTATCTCTTATTGTCTTGGATATAATGTAATGAATCTGGGCCTACTAGAGAACCGCCTAATTTATCATTCAGTATGAAGATATTTTTCTTTGGGTAAGTTACTTCAACATCTTCATTATAGAATGCTTTGAAGAACTGTTCGGCAGATATCTGGGTACCCTTAGAACGATAGAAGTCTGCGATCAGACGAGTCATCATCCTAGGGTTGTTATAGAAGGAGGACGACTCTAGTCCGTCACCTATCTCTTCTAATACTGAATCAAGAAACTCGTTGTGTATCGGATTACCGGAATTGTCTATAGAAGATTTTAAGGAAGATATATCACGAGAATGAAACAGATCACGTATTAATCTAGAAAAAGATCCGTTAGCGTCTCCGTCCATATAGTCATAATAAGTCTCTAAGAACTTGACGAATAATGGATACTCACTATCATAGAAATCAGGTAACGCTTCCGCAACTTTGGAGTTGTGAAAAGATATATGATTCCGACTAGGATTTAATTCTATGTTATACATTTACAATAACACTCTGGTAGACTGAAAGTCGATCACTGCCCTAGCATATGAAGCGTCATCGTCTAAGTTAATAATGTAATTTCTTAAAGGACGTATTGTACTTGTGTTAGCAGGAACTACTGATACCTTTAATACCATAGCTCCAATATTATCAACCGCAAGTGCCGATAAGAATACCACGCCTGTTGATGGTATATAGTTACCAATATTCTTCTCTCTAATAACACCATCTAGATCAAAGATCTGTAGTACGTCTGACCCAATCTTATTTTTGATGAAGACGTTCAGTCCTTGATATTGGAATATAGAAGTTGTTATAATATGGTCATCGTTGTCTGGAGTAGCCAGTGCATATGGGAAATTGAATGTATAATCTTTTTGCAAGTTGGTTTCTATCGAGACTCTCTGTTGACCCTTAACGTCTATACGTGAGTTTAATATCGCAGTATCCAAATCATCAATATCTTTCAGTAGGTTAGACCTACGGAACACTGCATCGAATGTTTCTAGGGTAGTGTCAAAATGTGACCGAATGACATTCTTTACTGCAACTTGCATGGCTTCTGGACTAACAGTCTTTGCAGCATCTATGTTGAAGGTACAAGCAAGTTCCAGATAAGTGTCTACCGGATCAACGAATTTGGTATCAATAGACATTATCGATAGGTTTGACGTTAGGTTGTCACTAATCAATTCCTTGGTAGCTAATTTGGTAGGTTCATCAACGTCACCATTAAAGTTAAGACTGACGAACACCTTACCGAACTCTGGTGGTATATTGTCCTGTCCACCCCAAGCGACAACGTCACTTATATGAGAGGAGAACTTACTCTTAATTAGATTCTCATAATCGTCCGCAGTAACCAATCTTTGTTGTGCGGTGAATGCCCTTGGAGCATTTCTTTTTATTTGAGTTAGAGATTCCTTCTCAGAACCTCCGGCAGAATTGGATATCACTTCGGTGGATATAGGTCTAGTTCCATTCAACAACTCAGCGGTGAACGACGTAACACCATTCGACTCTGGGCCGCGAGTACGTAAATACTCTACCTGAATCTTACTACCGACAGTAGGCATTTGACCTAGTACGTTACCATCACTAAAGAACAACTCAAAGTATCCATTTGAAATTTCCTTAATGATATAAACTTTAGAATCTTCGTTGATAGTAACAGCGTTTTCTATATTGATGTAATTTATATACTGAGATGTGTTGAAATTACTGAACACCTTAACAGTCATCTGTGAAGTGTCAATGTTTTTATCAGCGATAACATAAGCACTATCTTCGCCTGAAAAGACAAAGGTACTAGTTTTAGAAACGCCTTCGTAAATCCGAACGTTCTCGAATACGAATTTGTCATTTAGTTTGAATGCAGTTGACTGTTCTCGATTAGTGAACGTGAATGATAATTCATCTACGTCACCACTAAAAGAATGTCCGGCAGGTAATGTCAATACGTCTTCACCAACAAGAGCGTCAATGGTTAAAGTAACCAATGCACTAGAGGATGTACGAGATTTGGTAGTGTACCCCAATGCCGCAGCATGAGCAAGAACCGAAGAACGTATCTGAGCAGAACCTAGGAACGATTCGTTGATTGCCATATTTGCGGTCAATGCATTGATGTGTGTATTATATGCAAGTACATCTAATATACTTGATAGTCCACTACCATCAAAATCATAATCACTGAAGGCTTCACTTTGTCCGAAGTGTTCGATAAGACTTTGCTTGATATTTACAAAATCTAAATCAGAATTTTTTATTGTCATTTATCGTATCCTCGCGATATTCACATTTACAGTCTCAACTCTTAAAGTAGATATTACTTCAAAGATGACCTGTATACTAATACTGTTGTAATCTTCTTCAATGTCCACAATAACCTTTTGCACTTTCACTCTAGGTTCGTGGTCTCGTAGAGTCTCTTTAATAACAATACGCACATCTTCTTTTTCTAAGTCCGTAGATAGACTGAACAGAAGATTCCCTAGATTCGCACCATAGAGAGGTCTGAATGGTACAGACCCGTGGTTAGCCATCAGTAAGTTCTTTACCGATTGACGAACCGCAGCTGCTTCAGTCTTCTGATATACGTCACCCGACGGCTTCTTTTCAAAAGAACAATCTACGTCACTATTGACACGAGGTACACTAGCAGTGATTGGTCTATTAGAAAGGTTACCGTCTTCTATTGAATATTGATTGCCCATAATGGTTTAACTCTTTTTATACTATTTATACAGAAACCGCAACACCAATTTCAGGTAATTCGGGTAAAGTTAAATCTATTGACAAAGGAACCCCAATCAACTTCAATACATCACAGAATGTTAGTGTTAGGAAGTCAAGTACAGCCCCTAGTCCTATGGCATCTAGGAATGACTTGACCGTCTTTATCCACATAAAAATTAGTTCTTTCTGCCATTGTGCAAACCAGTCACGTGAGGCACGTACCATTTCGTTTATCTGGTCTTCCGGTATTACTACATTGGTGTCAATCTCACCCCCAATGATATCCAAAAGAGACATACCGAACAAGGACACCCCTTTGAGTTGATTTACGATGAACCCATTGACCGTGAAGTTTGCGATATCATCTTCCAACGTAGCAATCTGGTCATCTATCTGTTTCTTAAGAGCATCCGTTGATGTCTTTGCGTCCTCTTCGAGTTGTTCTACCTGTGCTTTGATTCTATCCAGTTCACCTTTCGCTTGTTCTTTGAATGCGTCTATCTGTGCACGTATAAAGGTTTCTACATCAAACTCTAATAGAACAGGTAGAGTAGGTAGACCCAAGGCATCCCATATCGTCTTGAACTTGTCTATCAATGCTCCGAAGGTAGACTGCAATAGATTGGTACACAACTTAACCAACTCGTTTTTAAAATATGCCCAAGTAAGTTTACCCTTCCACTCATTACACTCAACACCGAACTCACCTTTATAGTACTGATATCCTTCAGGCACCAGAGCATAGTACTTATCTACCT